TCAAAAAAGCTGCATTCCGCTATATGCAGTTTGATCCAAACCGCTATCCCTCTGTGGACATGAACTTCATTCCTACGGCAACTTTGGGAATTATTGCTCGTGAATATGAGCAACAACAGTTTATTGGTTTGTTGCAGACACTCGGTCCTGATACCCCTGTTTTACCGTTGATTTTAAAGGGAATTATCAGTAATAGCAGTCTGAGTAACCGCATGGAATTGATTACTCAGTTGGATAAAATGGCTCAACCTGACCCACAAGCAGTTCAAATGCAACAGGCTCAACAGCAGTTGGCAATGCAGTCTGCTCAAGCACAGATTGCACTGGTTACGACTCAGGCAGAACAGAATCGTGCTGATGCAACCAAGAAAATGGTTGAAGCTCAATACATTCCGCAAGAAGTTCAAGCCAAAGTCATTGCGTCAACAACCAATAACTTACCAAACCAAGCAGATCAAGCATCCGCTGAGTTTGATAAAAGAGTAAAAATTGCAGAATTAATGCTCAAAGAATCTGACATTAAAAATAAAGCTAAGATTGTTGAAATGCAGATGGCTGAAAAGCAAAATGCAAGCATGAAAATCAAACATGACTTTTTAAGCAAATTGAATACTGGACTAAAAGACAATGGCTAATATTCGGGAGCTTATTCTCAGTATTGAATCAGATGCACTGACATTTGATGAGAAGTTAGCAGCCTTGACTCAGGTTGAGGAAACTCTTATTGCAATGCAACAGCAAGAAGAAGATGCTGTTCAAGAGAATGTTGACTTGATTGTTGAGGCAATCAAGGTCATGCAAGAAAAGGTTGATGCTCAAGTCAATCGTATTGCTGATTTTGTGCCTGAAAAAGGTGAAAAAGGCGATAAAGGTGAACGTGGATTAGATGGTCGGCAAGGCGTAGATGGTAAAGATGGTCGAGATGGTAAAGATGGTCGAGATGGTAAAGATGGCGTAGATGGTATATCAGTTGTTGATGCCAAAATTGACTTTGATGGTTCACTAATTATCACTTTATCCACTGGTAAAGAACTAAATGTTGGTGAAGTTGTTGCTCCTGACTTAGCTGAAAAGATTAAGTTAGTTACCTCTGGCGGTGCTGGTACTGTATTGCCTAGCCAAACTGGGAATTCGGGTAAATACTTAACTACTGATGGCTCTATCCTTTCATGGGGTACAGTTTCTGGTGGTGGTGGCGGTGGTTCTGGCACTGTTACAAGTGTATCTGGTACAGGTACAGTAAGCGGATTAACTCTTAGCGGCACAGTCACCACTTCAGGTAATCTAACCCTTGGCGGTTCAATCACTGGATTTGCTACAAGTGGCGCAAATACAAACTTGACATCTGTAGCATTGACTTCAGGAACAGTTTCAACTGCGCCAAGTTCAAGTACTGATATTGTCAACAAGTCTTATGCTGATTCAATTGCATCTGGTGTTAACTTTCATCCTGCTTGTAATTACGCAACAACAGCAGCATTGCCAGCAAACACTTACAACAATGGAACTTCTGGAGTTGGTGCAACTCTAACAGCTACTGCAAATGGCACGTTGACAATTGACAGCTACACATTAGTTGTTGGTGATGTTGGTAAGCGTTTATTAATTAAAAATGAAGTTACAACTGCAAACAATGGCGTATATACATTAACTCAAGCTGGTACTGCATCACTTCCCTACATCCTGACAAGAGCAACCGACTATGACACCAGCGGAGCAGGTACAAATGAAGTGGATCAGGGTGATTACATACTTGTAATTAGCGGAACAGTTAATGCCAATACATCATGGGTGCAACAAACACCATTACCAATCACAATTGGCACGACAAGTATTGTTTTTATTGAGTTTGCCGCAAGTCAAACATACACCGCTGGCACTGGTTTAACCTTAACAACAAACCAGTTTTCGATCACTAACGTGGGAACAGCGGGAACTTATGGAGCAGCGGCAACCGTCCCAGTCATCACAACAAATGCCCAAGGGCAGGTCAGCTCAGTCACAAACACCGCTATTGCTATTGCTGGTAGTGCTGTTACTGGGGATATTACTGGTAATGCTGCCAACGTAACAGGTACTGTTGCAATTAATAAAGGTGGAACTGGTCAAACAACAGCATCTGCCGCATTTAATGCATTGTCACCAATTACATCTACGGGTGATTTAATCCTTGGTAACGGCACAAACAGTGCTACACGACTTGCTATTGGTTCAAATAGTTATGTTTTAACTTCCAACGGTACAACAGCATCATGGGTTGCGCCTAGTAGTGGAGTATTAGCTAAAAATACCCAAGCATTTACGTCTGGCACAGCGGCAACTTATACCGCACCAGCAAATACGCAATGGGTAAAGATTACAGTAGTTGGTTCAGGTGGCACTTGTTTATCTTCAACTGGTCTCAGAGCAAACGGTGGTGGTGCTGGCGGTGTAGCATACAAATGGTTAACAATGTCTGCTGGTCAAACATTAACGTATACAGTTGGAACAAGCGGCGCTTCAACAGTTTCTTCTGGTACTTTAACTATATCAACCATAACAGCTAACGCTGGTTCTAATGGCACTACAAGTGCATATGCAGCATCATCTACAACTCAAACTGCTGGTGGCACTGCTTCTGGTGGTGACATAAATATAACAGGCGGCTCATCTGGAAAATCTTATGGAACATCAACTGCTGTAACCACACAAGTTTGTGGAAAAGGTGGAGATTGTCCGGGATGGGGAACTGGCGGTGCTGGTGCGGCTATTACTGCTGGTGTTGGAGGAGATGCAACTGGTTATGGTGGCGGGGCTGGTGGTTGTTTAAATACAAATGGTGTTGGCGCTTCAGGTTCAGCTATTATTATTTTTGAGGCGTTCTAAGCATGACCCCAGAACTACAAAAGTATTACGAAGACGATTCTTTTAAATTAGAATTTTCTGAAACTGAAATCACAAATAAGTTGTGTACTTTATGCTATGAAAAAAAACCATTTGATGAATTTTTAAAAAATGTTCGATATAAAGATGGTTATTACAAACATTGTAAAAAGTGTCATTATGAAGTATATGGCAGAGATTCGCATTATAAAAGAAATTACGGCGTTTCTCAAAATGAATACAATAAAATGTCTTTAGATCAAGATAATAAATGTAAAGTTTGTAAATCAGAAGCAAGTGATGGGCAATTTACAAGATTGGTTGTAGATCATTGCCATAAAAACAATACATTCAGAGGTTTAATTTGTCAATCTTGTAATATGGCATTAGGAAATGTCAAGGATAATTCTGAAACATTAAGAAAATTAGCAGATTACTTGGATGACTACTATGACCCCAGAACTTGACAAATACTATTCAGACCGATTCTCCATGATGGCGACAGACGGTTGGAAAGAATTAATTATTGATATTGACATTATGATAGAGTCACTCAATAATATAAGCGTTATTCCTGATGAAAAGACCTTAATGTTCAGAAAAGGTGAACTTTCCATCTTGACTTGGCTAAAAACCTTGAAAGAGGTCAGCGAAAAGGCATATGAGGAATTGAATGAAAAGAATGTATGAATTTGCCTGTGAAAATGGGCATCGCACTGAAAAACTGGCTGATTATGAGGCATCCAATGTCCAGTGTGAATGTGGTTCGGTAAGTCACCGAATCATTTCTGCTCCCAACATCAAGTTGGAGGGTTGGAGTGGGCATTTCCCTACTTCAGCCCATCAATTTGACCGAAAACATCGGGAAAAGTTGGCAGCGGAACTAAAAGAGAACTCATAAACAAATGTCGAGTTCATGTGTAATCTCCTAAAACCCTTGGTGGGCAGGAAAAGGAAACTGTATGTTGTTAGATAACGATGATGAGATGCAAAGTGAGATTCAAGCTGTTGAAAAACAGAAACTAGAGTCTACTGTTGAGCCGATGAATGCTGATGTTCCCGACAAATATCGGGGTAAAGAACTGTCAGACATAATCAAAATGCACCAAGAAGCTGAAAAGTTGATTGGAAAGCAAGCTCAAGAGGTGGGCGAGGTTCGCAAATTAGCAGATGAACTGATTAAGCAAAATCTTTCTGGCAATCGACAAAATGCAGAGGTTGAGCCTGAAATTGACTTTTTTGAAGACCCGAAAAAAGCAGTTCAGAACACTATTGACAAGCATCCAGATGTACTTGCGGCTAGACAAGCTAGTCAAGAGTTCAAAAAGATGCAGATTCAGCAGAAACTTGCTACTGAACATCCTGATTTCACTCAGATTGTTCAAGACCAAGAGTTTGTTGATTGGGTGAAATCTTCACCTATTCGTCTTGGACTTTATGCCAAGGCAGATGGGGAGTTTGACTACGATAGTGCCAATGAATTGTTGAGTACCTACAAGCAATTAAAAGGTGTTCGGACAAAGCAAACGAGTGATGCTGGTGAAGCGACTCGTAAACAGAATCTGAAAGCCGCAGCAGTTGATACTGGTGGTACAGGGGAAACAGGAAAACGAATTTACAGGCGAGCTGACCTGATTCGGCTAAAAATGACTGACCCACAGCGATATGAGGCACTCTCTGATGAGATCATGACTGCATATCAAGAGGGTCGAGTGAAATAACACTAACTTTTTGGAGTATTTAACATGGCAACAGCTTTTTCCCCCGCAAATAACGTAACCATTACGTCAGCAGCCAATTTCATCCCTGAAATTTGGTCAGACGAAATCGTTGCAGCATACAAGCGTAACCTTGTAGCTGCCAATGTCGTCAAGAAGATGAACTTCAAGGGCAAGAAAGGTGACACCGTTCACATTCCTAGCCCTACCCGTGGTTCTGCATCAGCTAAAGGCGCAACAAACGCTGTTACGCTGATCGTCAACAACGAAGGTGTTGTAGACATCTCTATCAACAAGCACTACGAATATTCTCGTTTGATCGAGGACATCGTTGAAGCACAAGCATTGTCTTCATTGCGTAGTTTCTACACAGAAGACGCTGGTTACGCTTTGGCTAAACAAGTTGACACAGACTTGATCCAGTTGGGTCGTGTTGCTAATGGTGGCTCTGATGGCGCACGTTACAATGCTGGTTATGTCGGTGGTGATGGTACAACAACCTTTGACTACACAGCAAATACCAACACTGGTAACGCTACAGCACTGACTGATGCAGCTATCCGCAGAACCATTCAGCGTTTGGATGACAGCGATGTACCTATGGATGGTCGTTTCTTCATCATCCCTCCATCAAGCCGCAACACTTTAATGGGTTTGGCTCGTTACACTGAGCAAGCCTTTGTTGGTGATGCTGGTGCTGGTAACACCATCCGCAATGGTGAAATCGGTAACCTGTATGGTATGCCTGTGTTTGTGTCTAGCAATGCTGACTCAGCATCTGCAACAGCCGCTTATCCAACATCTGGTACTGCTATTGCTCGTGTATGTTTGATGGCACACCGTGACTCAATGGTGTTGGTTGAGCAAATGGCTATTCGCTCACAGACACAATACAAACAAGAGTATCTGGGTACGCTGTTCACTGCTGACACACTCTATGGTGTTGGCGAACTGCGTGACTACGCTGCTTTTGCTTTGGTTGTACCAAGCTAAGTTGCAGTTGCTCCCCCTGCCTGATGGTGGGGGGTCTTTTTTTAACCTGTAATTTGGAGAATTGATATGGCTGCTGCAACCGCTGTAACCTCAAGACGAGATCAAGCCTCGTTTCGTGGTTTATTTAATGACACATGGTCTGTGTCTGCAACATTGGACTCTGCATCTGTTGCGACAGGTGCTGCTGGTGCTGCTACTGACACAATTACCGTCCCCGGAGTCGCTTTGGGTGATGCTGTAATTGCAATGTCTATCGGTGTTTCAGAGGCTGGCGTTGTTCGCCGTGCTTATGTTTCTGCCGCAAACACTGTTACTGTTGCAACCGATAACTTAACTGGTTCTTCTGTAGATTTAGCATCTACCACCATTAAGTTAGTTATTGCTCGTTTCGTGTAAGTGAGAGGGGAGGGGCAACCCTCCCTTTTCTTTTGGAGTCTATATGGCAACTTTTAAATGTTTGGTTTCTGGCAATCTGGTGACTTTTGTTAATCAAGTAGATATTGATTCAATGAAAGGACATGATGGATATGTTAGAGTTGACATTGAAGAACCTGTAGAATACAAAAATACTGTAAGAACAGATACCGCATTTGCGCCTGTCATCCCAACATTTAAGAAGATGGGTAGACCCAGAAAGGTAGCAAATGTCTGAAGTTGATGCAAGAGACTTTGGTAAGTTAGAGGCTCAAGTAGAGTCACTACAAAAAGAAGTCCATACTTTAAGCATAGATGTTAAGCAACTTCTAGAACTTGCCAATAAGTCTAAAGGCGGTTTCTGGATGGGAATGACCATAGCCAGTGCTGTAGGTGGGTTTATCACCTTTGTCGCTGATAGGTTGTTCAAATGAAAGAGGGATTGCTTTCAGGACAGGTTTGTCCACTTCCTACTCAGGATGTAGCACTTAACCTCAAAAACCGAAATAATGCTTTCAAGAATTTTGGCTATGGTGCGCCAAATCCGCTTGAGCCTAACGAGGCATTTTGGCTGAAGAAAGCCAAGATGTATAACGCACCTACTGATGTTGTCAAAACTATGCGCTGTGGCAACTGTGCGGCATTTATTCAGACTCCTAAGATGATGGAGTGCATTAAATCTGGTTTAGAAAAGAGCAAAAGCTCACCTAATGAGCTTGACTATGACCAACAGTTTATTGATGCCGCTGATTTAGGATTTTGCGAGTTATTTCACTTTACCTGTGCTGCCTTGCGTACTTGTGATGCTTGGAAATCAGGTGGTTCTATAAAGAAAGATTAATCATGGGAAATACTGCTGCTGAATTCGTTGGAATGTTGTTCTTGGCAAGGGAAATTGCCCACAGGATTCATCTAAAAACATCATCCTTTGCTGAACATAAGACTTTGAACGAGTTTTATGAGGGAATTATTCCTTTGGCAGATGACTTTACCCAACAATATCAAGGGAAATTTGATCTTAGATTAGATATTCCCTATGTGAATAACAAATACAAAGGCACGATTTCTCAAGTTTTGCGCCAGCAAATGGATTGGATTGAGGCAAACCGCCAACAAATTGTTCCTCGCACTGAGACAGCACTACATAACGTCATTGATGAAGTTGTGGGTCTGTATCAAAACACCTTGTATCAACTGACCTTAAAGTAAGGGAAAACCATGAGTACGTTCCAATTAGACCCTAATCAAGTAGCCTATGGTGTTGCTGCCATTGGCACAACCCAAGTTTTTTCAGTAACCAACTCAAGTGTTGCTTCTACGGCTTTTGGTGCTAATACCACTATGATTCGTATTGCTTGTTCTTTGGGACATAGCCATTACCAAATCGGTTCTGCTCCAACTGCAAATTTAACAACCTCACCTATGATTCCCAATAACTCAATTGAGATCATTAAGGTAACGCCGGGTCAAAAGATTGCATTTATTAAAGATGCAACTGTGACTTCATCAACTATTTCTGTAACGGAGTTGGTATGAAAACTAAAGCACAAAAGAAAATTAGCAAAGTTATGACCGAGTATGGCGCAGGAAAACTGCACTCAGGCTCTAAAAAGGGCAAGGTTGTTACTTCACAAAAACAAGCAGTTGCCATTGCTTTGTCTGAAGCTGGCATGAACAAGCCTAAGAAGAAGATGAAAAGTGGCTACTAAGCAGGGTTTGTATGCCAATATCCATGCAAAACAAGCAAGGATAAAGGCAGGATCAGGCGAAAAGATGAACAAGGTAGGTTCTAAGAATGCACCTACAGCCGCTGACTTCAAACTGGCGGCAAAGACTGCAAAGAAACCTAAAAAGGGGAAGTGATGAAAACTCCTACTTGGCAAACAAAAGCTGGACAAAATCCCAAAGGGGGGTTGAATGCCAAGGGAAGATCATCTTATAATGCAGAAATTGGTGGGAATCTGAAACCACCAGTAAAGTCTGGAGATAATCCCAGACGAGCTTCTTTTCTCGCCAGAATGGGCAACATGGATGGCGCAGAGTATAAGGATGGCAAACCCACAAGGTTGCTACTTTCTCTGCAAGCATGGGGCGCAACATCCAAGGCAGACGCAAAGGCAAAAGCTAAAGCGATTTCGTCAAGAAATAAAGGAAAGAAGTAATCTATGGCTTTACCTACCTATCTATCTCTTGTAAACGATGTATTGATTCGTTTGCGTGAACCAACTGTTTCTACTGTTACTCAAACATCTTATTCATCATTGATTGGCAAGTTTATCAATGATACTAAGCGTCAGGTAGCTGATGCTTACGATTGGGATGCTTTTAATCAAGCAGTGAATGTAACTACAGTTGTTGGTCAGGTAGGTGATTACTCTTTAACTGGTGCTGGTGTTCGTTTCAAAACGATGGATGTTATTAATACATCTCGTTATTACCAGTTGACTGCCTTGTCTCACGAAGACCACGACAGGTTTTACTACACTATTCCAACCCCTATTCAAAATCTTCCCATGTATTTCACTGTTCAAGGTGTAGATACAAATGGAGATTTAAAAGTCAAATTCTGGCCTGTACCTGATGGTATTTACACGATTCGCTTTAGTTTGATCGTTCCAGAAAACGATATGTCTAGCGATTCAGACACAACATTGTTGGCAAAAGAACCTATTATTTTGGGTGCTTATGCTCGTGCATTGGTTGAGCGTGGTGAAGATGGTGGATTGAATAGTTCTGAAGCATATGCTTTGTTTAAGGCATCTATGTCTGACTTGATTGCTTTGGAACTGGCTCGTTCTCCTGAAAACGATTCCTTTGTGGCGGTGTAATGGCAGAAGCAATTACAGTCTCAAGCGTATCAGCCCCCGGTTTCTATGGGTTGAATACGCAAGACTCTCCGCTTGATTTGCAGAGTGGATTTGCTTTGGTTGCAACTAACTGCATCATTGACCAGTATGGTCGTATTGGATGTAGAAAAGGTTGGACAAGAGTCAATTCTGCTACTGGTAATCTTGGCTCAAATGATGCCACTGTGATTCATGAGTTAGTGCAAGCAGATGGTACTTTGACTGTTTTGTTTGCTGGTAATTTGAAGTTATTCAAACTTGATGGCTCTAATGCTGTTTCTGAGTTGACGTATGGGGGTGGTGGTTCTGCACCTACTATTACGGCTAACAACTGGCAATGTGCATCTCTTAATAGCATTACATATTTCTTTCAGTCGGGGCATGAACCTCTGATATTTGACCCTGCTGTCTCTACAACAACGTATAGGCGTGTTTCAGAGAAAACTGGCTATGTGGCTACTGTCCCATCAGCCAACAATGTTATCTCTGCTTATGGTCGTTTATGGGCTGCTACAACCACTACAAACAATGCCACTATCTATTTCAGTGACCTAATCTCTGGTCATGTATGGGCAACTGGTACTGCTGGTAGTTTGAACGTCAATAATGTTTGGCCTAATGGTGCTGATGAGATTACTGGTTTAGCGGCACACAATGGATTCTTGTTTATCTTTGGTAAACGTCAGATTTTGATTTATTCTGGTGCAACTGCACCATCAACCATGACTCTTAGCGACACTGTTGAGGGTATTGGTTGCATTGCTAGGGATAGTATTCAAACAACAAGTACAGACGTTATTTTCTTGTCAAACAGTGGCATCAGGTCATTGATGAGAACAATTCAAGAGAAGTCAGCACCAGAACGTGATTTATCTAAGAATGTACGTAATGACATGATGACAATCATGTTTGGAGAAAACTTAGCAACTGTTAAGTCTGTTTATTCAGAATCAAATGCTTTTTATTTGATTACTACACCATCTGCTAAAAAATTATATTGTTTTGATACCAAGGCAACATTACAAGATGGTTCATTTAGAGCAACTACTTGGGATTCCATTTTGCCTAGTTCGTTTTGTTCAAGACGTAATGGGGATTTGTTGATTGGTAAAACTGGCTATATTGCTAAGTATGGTGGATATTTAGACGATACATCTACATATCAATTCTCATATTACACAAACCATGCTGACCTTGGTAATCCATCACAAACATCAATTGTTAAACGCATAACTGCTATTGTTATTGGCGGTAGCAATCAATATCTCAGTATCAAATGGGGATATGATTTTCTAACAAACTACCAATCTCAAACAATTCTTATTCCACTTCAGGGTGTTTCCCAGTATGGAATTGCTGAATATGGTGCAAATGCAACTGTAATTGCCAATTATTCTTTGGGTGTTGCATTGCAAAGTTTAGTTGCAAATGCATCAGGTTCTGGGAAAATCGTTCAAACTGGATATGAAACAATTATCAATGGCTCACAATTATCAATTCAAAAGATTGAGATTCAAGCCAAAGAGGGAAGATTGGCTTAAAGGAATAACATGAGTAATTATACAAAAGCGACCAACTTTGCGACTAAAGACACATTAACCTCTGGTGATCCTTTAAAGATTGTCAAGGGCACTGAAATCAATACAGAGTTTGACGCTATATCTACCGCTATTGCGACTAAGGCAGATACTGCATCTCCTACTTTTACAGGTACAGTGACGATACCAACATTGTCTGTTAGTGGTACATCAACATTAACCTCTCAACCAATCCTTTCTAGCCTAACAGCATCTAAGCCTGTTTTTACAGATTCATCTAAAGGTTTGGTATCTACAGGTACTTTAGGGGCAGATCAAGGGGGTACAGGAGTTGCAAACAATGCGGCAATGACTGTGACAGGATCTGGAAACTTTGCTTACACTAGAACTCTGACAGGTACGACAAACGTAACATTTCCTACAACTGGAACATTGGCTACGCTTGCAGGATCAGAAACATTTACAAATAAAACTTTAACTAGCCCCGCAATAGGAGGCACTCCAACAGGTGTTGGTGTTCTTACCTCTGGTACTGCTGTGGCATCTACCAGTGGTACAAGCATTGACTTTACTTCTATCCCGTCATGGGTGAAGCGTATTACTGTGATGTTTAATGGTGTTTCTACAAATGGAACAAGCAATCTACAATGCCAAATTGGTACTTCAGGAGGCGTACAAACAAGCTCTTATATAAGTGTTGTAACAACCGTTTTTAGTGGAACTTCAGTAGCTACATCTATTACAACAGGTTTTGGTTTATGTGCAAATATGGCAAATACAGTTACTAATCAAGGAGCTTTTAGAATATCTTTATTAGATTCTTCAACAGGTCTTTGGGTTTATGATGGAACTTTAACCCGAGGAGATTCTGCTGCAAATTATGTATTTGCTGGATCAAAAACACTTTCTGGAACTCTCGACAGAGTACGCATCACTACAGTCAACGGCACTGATACCTTTGACGCTGGTTCAATCAACATCCTTTACGAGTAAACATTATGACGCACAGAATCGTAGTAAATGTAGAAACAGGTGAAGTCACTCAAGTTGAGTACACACCAGAAGAACAAGCGGCGCATGATGCGGCAGTAGCGGCTCAACAAGAACAACAGCAACAGCAACAAAATGACCCAACCTGAAATCATTCACCACTTTTCTGATGGTTTGTATGCCAAGGAATCGGTGTTCCCTGCTGGAATGTCGATCCTAAAGCATACCCATAACTTCAGTCATTTATCGATATTGGCTAAAGGTAAAGTGGTGGTGTTAAAGGGTGATGAGTTAGAGATTATTGAAGCTCCTGCTTGCATTGAGATTAAGGCTGGTTTGACTCATGGAGTTAAAGCAATAACAGATTGTGTTTGGTTTTGTATTCATGCCACTGACGAAAAAGATGCGTCTAAGGTGGATGATATTTTGATTAAAGGGGAATAATATGCCTTGGATTGGTGCAGTTATTAGTGGAGGATTAGGTCTTCTTGGCAGTTCAATGCAATCAGACAATACTCAAGGTGCGGCTAACACCTCTGCCTATGATCAACGTGAAGCGGCGAGAATTGCAGCAGAGGCGGCTAGGTTTCGTCCTGTTGGCGTAACAAGTCGTTACGGCACTTCTAACTTTCAGTTTGACCCTAGCGGTTATCTAACTGGTGCTGGCTACACTGTCAGTCCTGAACTACAAGCCTATCAGAACCGCTTACAGGGTCTTACAGGCGATGCTTTAACTCAGGCGGAGATGGCGCAACAACAGTATGCGCCACTTCAACAGGCGGCTGGTGGATTGTTTGGATTAGGTCAACAATACCTTGCACAGAGTCCTCAACAAGTTGCTGCTCAATATATGCAACAACAACAGGATTTGCTTGCCCCTAGTCGTGAAAGACAGATGGCACTATTGCAGAACCAGTTATACCAACAGGGTCGTAGTGGATTGTCTGTAGGTGCTACAGGTGCTAGACCAAGTGGTGCGGCTGGTTTAGGTGCAACTACTCCTGAGTTAGAGGCTTACTACAACGCATTGGCACAACAAGATGCTCAGTTAGCGGCACAATCTCAACAGGCTGGTCAACAGAACGTAGCATTTGGCACAGGATTGTTGGGTCAAGGTGCTGGATTGTTGGGTCAGTATCAAGCTGGTCAAGTTGGTGCATTGAGTCCATTTAGTGCTTATTTAGGTGCTGGTTCTACCATTGAATCTCTTGGACAGCAACCATTAGATATTGGCGCACAGTTGGGTGGTCGTGCTGCTACTGCTGGTGGCAATGTTGGTCAATCATTGTTGCAAGGTGGATTAAGTGCGGCTAGAACACAGCAAGCTGGTGCTTCTGGTAGCGGATTAGGTTCATTCTTAACAGGTGCAGCAAATAATCCTCAACTTACAAATGCTGTTGGCGGTGTCTTAAAAGATTGGTGGAATTCTTCTCCAACTACATTTGGCGCATATAGTGGTGGTGGTATAAATTCATCAAATGTTGGATATAACCCTGCGGCTTGGAACTATTAAGGAATAAATCATGGCAACAGACATCGCTGGATTATTTACAACACCTGAGCAGTATCAACTTGCTCAACAGCAAGCGCAACAAGCGCAAGCATTGGGTTATGCTCAACTTAATCCACAAGCACAGTCGCAATATGGCTTCTATCGTGGCGGTCAATTGCTTGGCAATGCCATTGGTGGTGCTTTGGGTGGTCAAGACCCACAGTTAAAACTGATTTCACAGCGTCAACAGTTGGCATCACAACTTGACCAAACCAATCCTGAGTCATTTTTAAAAGTAGCTCAATTGGCTGCTCAATCTGGTGATCCACAATTTGCTATGGCTATTGCTGACGCTGGTAGACAAATGCAAGCTAGTATGGCTACTGCAAGAAAGACAACTGCTGAAGCACAAAAAGCAGAATTGACTCTTACACAAGAACAAAATTTGCGTGATGAGTTGTCTAAGTTGCCACAAAATGCAACTGAACAACAGATTTTGGGTGTTGTTACTAAATATGGCTCACCAGACAAAGTTTTGGCTGCACTTCAAGCATCTACTGATAAGACGGCTCAACGTGAACTGTTGACATCACAACAATCTGAAAGACTTGCTGCGGAAGCTAAACTTTCAAAAGAAAAACTTGATTCTAAAGCTGAACAAGCTAAAAAAGACAATGAGGCAAAACTTGAAAGACTTCAAGAACGTCTTGATGCGGAAGCCAGAGCAGCCAAAGAAAGAGGTGCTACTTCTTCAATGTTAAAGACAATGGAAATTAATGGCAGAAAAGAAATTGAACAAATAAAGAGCGAGTTCAAACAATCTCAATTGTTAAACAAACCTATGCCAGCAGGATTGATTAAAGATGAAATTAAAGATAATGAGATTATTGATAACATAGATGCTCAAGTTACTGCTCTTGCTCCTGTTATAAAAAATTTGGTAATTGACCCAAAAACAAATAAAGCTCCTTTGGAACTTGGTTTTATTAACAATCGTAAATATGAATTTGCTAATGCAACTGGCAACTCAACTACAGAAAGTAGAGCCTATGCAAATTTAGAGCGTGCTGTTCAAGCGGCAACAAACTTAAAAGTAAGTGCAGAAAAAGGTGTTCAAACAGACAAAGACGTATTGCGTTTTGCCAATGAGTTTCTTGCTGCTTATGGTAAAAATGATACAAAAACAACATTTGAAGCGTTAAATAATTTTGTTAAGGCAGCACAAACAGCAAAAGAAAAAACACAAGCAAGAATTGACAAACGCAGAGAGGCGGCAAAAGTAGAACCGCTTTACAAAGGAAATTATTTGTCTGATGAAGATTTGTTAAACAAATACAAATAACGAGGTTTTCATGGTTGCAACTTATGATGAAGTAATACAAGCTCTGCGTAAGGCAGATGCTCAAGGTAATCAAGAAGATGCTCGTAGATTGGCAAAAATTGCTCAGTCTATAAAAGAATCAAATACTCCTGATGCTGGTCAGCAAGATATTCCTGCGCCATTACAGCTTATGGGAGATCAGCCAACTCAAAATACACCAACAGAACAGCCTAGTTTTTTAAATCAAATGGTTGGATTTGGTTCTCCTACATACAGCTTGTTAAGAGGTGCTGTAATACAACCTGCATTAGGTATAAATGAATTGTTGGCAAAGAGTGGTTTGTTTGGTCAAGATATAAAACAGGGCGCATCTAGTCTTGTTAGACAAGAGCAAGCAGCTTATGAGCAAGGAAGACAAGCTGTTGGCAGACAAGGAATAGATGTTCCTGAATTTGCAGGAGCAGTATTTTCTCCAGTTAATAAACTTATTCCATCTAGCACTGGTGGTTTAATTGAAAAAGGAATGAATTTAATAGGTGGAGGAGCAATTCAAGGAGGATTGAGTCCTAGTGGAAAAGAAGACGGTTCTTATGTTTCAGATAAATTGTTTAATATGGGATTAGGTGCTTTTATAGGTGGAGTAATTCCTCCAACAACAAAAGCATTGTCTTATATAAAAGAACAATTAAGTAATTTGCCAATTACAGCAGCAAATAAAGAAGCTGCGGCTAGAAGATATATTGAATCTTTAGTTGGATCAGAAAAAGAACAAGTAATTTCAGCATTAAAAACTGCTGGAGAAATTATTTCTGGTAGTAAACCAACAACTGCTGAAGCATTGTCAACTACACCAACAGCTATAGGACTTGTAAAAGAACAACAGAGATTAGCAAGTCAAGTTAGCACACAACCACAATTTGCACAAAGAGCGCAACAACAAGCTGCTGCTCGTAAACAAGAATTAGTTGGTCAGTTTGGGACTGAGGCAGATTTAGCGGCAGCAAAATTAGCTAGAAAAGCGGAAACTACCCCATTGCGTGAAGCGGCACTTGAGCAAGCAAATGTATATGGTCAAGTTGTTCCAAAATTAGAAGCAGATATTGCTGAAAGACAAAATGCTTATATTAAAAATCTCCAAGCACAAGGCAAAACGGCTACAGAAGAATCACAAGCATTAGTTAGAGCTAATACTTGGACACCTGTTCCGGGGCAACCAAGATTCCCCGGTCGTTATAACCAAAACTATGAACTTGCCAAAAGTTTATCTGACGCAGTTCAAGAATTTGCTGACCCTATTGCTCAAAGAAAAGCAGAAGTTGCATTTAAACAGTTTCAATTAAAAAGTGTAACTGATAATGGTTTTTATCCACTAACAACACAGCCATTGATTAATAAAATAGATGAGAGTCTTGGTCGTGTTGGAGAAAGATCAAATAGTTTGCTTGTAAATTCATTAGAGAATTTAAAAACAAAACTAGCTACACTGACTGATGAAAATGGAATTATCAATAGTGTTGACTTATATCAAGTAAGAAAAGAAATTGGTGATGACATCAAAGCATTTCTTACTCAAAGGAATCAATCATTTGGAGCGCAAGCAACCAATGTTGAAACATCCATTAAGAAAATCCTTGATAACGCCATCAATAAAGCATCTGGAAATGATGTTTGGTCAAACTACCTTACTAAATTTGCTGACCACAGTAAAAAAATCAATCAAATGGAAGTTGGTCAAGAGTTAATTGACAAGTTAAGTTTAAATTTAACTGACGCAGAAAAAGCTGGAAGATTTGCTTTAGCTGTTGATAATTCAGCAGGGTTGATTAAAAGAGCTACTGGAGTGCAAAGATATGAAACATTATCTGACTTCTTAACCCCTGAACAGATTAAATCTGTTGAGAGTGTTCGTGCTGATTTAGCAAGATCACAAAAAGCAATTGAAATGGGTAAGGGTGTGAAAGCATCTGGAGAAGAAGCATTTGCTGGTGGTGAGAAAGTTCCCGGCATGATTAGTAGCAAAATAACAATTTTGAAATCTGTTTTAGATACATTGAAAACAGGAAGCCAAAAGCAATTAGATTCAAAAATGACTGAGTTAATGCTTGATCCACAAAAATTAGCTGACTTTTTAGAAGCTATACCAAAGAAACAATCTTCATCAATTACCAGTTCTTTGATGGCAAAAATGAGTCCTGAAATGCAAAAAACATTTAAAGAATTTGTTTCTGCATCTACTCCAACTCAAATTCAAATTACTCGTGGAACTATTTCTCAAATCACAAGAGAATAAGGACTCAAAATTGATCCAATCTCCCTCCTATTTGCCGCTAATGCTTGTGTTGCCGCAATCAAAGAGGGTTGTGAGCTTTACAAGCAAGCCAAGACTTCTTTCATGGAAGTCAAATCAACTGTTGATGAAGCAGTCAAGATTGGCAAAGAAGCCCAAGGATTCTGGGGAAAACTCAGGACGATGTTTGGTGGCAAACCCAAGCCAACCCAAGCCTCTGCCACGCCCAAGCCTGTGGCGCAAAAGAAAAAAGAGAAACTTGTTGCTGTTGACGAAACCCAAGTCAAAGTCAACATTGTCAAACAACTCACTGAATTTTTCCGTATCCAAGAGCAACTTGCTACTCATATAAGAGAGGAAGAAGAAAAGTCGAGAAACATTTACGACCCAAACCAAAACCACATGGAAGCCGCCCTAAATAGGATCATGGCTCAACAGCAAATGGCTGAGTTGGTTGTTCAGATTCGTGAATGTATGGTGTACCAGAGTCCTCCAGAGATGGGTGCTTTGTACTCTGAAGTGTTTGAGATGAGAGAGATCATTCAAGAGGAGCAAGAACAGGCTAGGTTGAAGCAAGAAGCACAAGAGAGGTATAAGGAATGGCAACGGCAGGAAGCAAAAAGAAATCTGCAAGCCAAGTCAGCGTACCTAGTCGTAACAGGAATATTCCTCCTGTATATATGGATGTGGCTAATATTCGTAAGCCAGTGGAGGAAGATATAGTGGGTTGGATTGCTGCTTGTGTCTTGATTGCCTTGTTACTGCCAATTATGGGCTTTCTGTATCTCGATATTTTGGAGACAAAGTACGAAGCTAAGGCTCAGATGGAAAAGGTTGAGAAGTTGCGACAGAAGATTGAACAAAAGGAAAGGGAAAAAGACAAATGAAAATATTCTGCCTGATGGCATTGGTTCTATTGAGTGCTTGCGAGGATAGGTTTCGTTACCCTTGCCAAGACCCTCAGAATTGGGATAAAGCTGAATGCAAACCACCAATCTGTACCGCAACAGGTACTTGTCCTGAACAACTTGTTAAACCAGAAACGGAGAAAAAGTAATGCCTACCATTGGATATAAACCTAACACTCGCATGACTTCAGAAGAAATTGAAGTCAGAATTTGGGCAATCGTCATCTTTTCGTTGACCATGATTCTTTTGGGATCAGTTGCCATGTTCCTGTACAGCGTTTCATTTGTGACTCAGCCTATGTCAGGCATGGCGGCAATTGATAAGGTTTACACACAACAGATCAATACCATTATGGTGTTTATCACTGGTGTGTTGGGTGGTGTGGCAGGTCGTTCTGCTGTTTCAGCCAGTGCTAAGGCTATTGCCAAGGCAGATGCTGACGCTGATGACGAGCCAAAACTGGAAGCTAAGGAATGAGTTTATTCAATCCTTGGGTACTACTTAGCATCGTCTTGGCGGTGCTGAGTGCGTTTGGCGGTGGATATTACAAAGGTGGG